AACAAAGCCCGCATTAGCATCGAGCTTAGATGCTACGATAGCACCTTGGCCTAACAGGCTTTTAAGTGTACCTAAGTTAAGCACTTTATTAATATCGCTATCGTTGTAGTTAGAAGTAATAAAGTTAATAACTTCTTGTGAGTTATCGCCTTTTGTTACTTGCAAGCCTTGATTATGTTTAGCGATTGATTTTGCATATTGGTTAGAGGTAATATCTAGTTTTTTATTAAATGCGTCTTGATGTGCATTTGTAGCCGAATTATGAGCTTTAATAGATTCATCTAGTTGTTCCCTAGTAACAGCCGTAGATAAATCAATAAGGCCTTTTACATTAGGATTATCTCCTACCCCTAACGCTATTAATAAGCGCTGCATTGGAATTGCGTTTGTTTTATCTGGAATATAAGAGGTTAATCCACTAGCGTTAGAATATCCTATGAGTTTTTCTTGACCACTGTCTCCATTTTTCCCATAGATACCTACTTCTCTCCAATAAAAACCTGTTTCAACTTTTTTATTATCAAAATTGAATTGTAACTGCATTTGCCCATTTGTCACTTCTTTGACATTACTCAATCCAATTTCTAATTTAGGACTAACAAGCGATGTTAAATTTTCAATATTTGTTGTTAATTGCCCATCGCCTATTACTGCTTTTGTAATAATCAATCTATCATCAACTTTACCTGTAGATGATTTTAGAATCATTTTATTCCCTTGTAGTGTTAAACTAAGTCCCGGAAATTGTGCCATATTATCCTCCTATTTCAATTACTTCTTCATACCCAATTACACTTCCATAATATTGAGTATGTTCTATTTCAACATCGCCCCACAATTTACTCATGCCAATTTGTGTTTCTTCTTCTGCTACAACAAGTCCTGAAACAATCAATTTTTGATCAAGTAATTGTTCTTCCCAAACCTCATACCCAATATGTGCCGGCTTAAATTCATCAATCGCTTGTTGTAAGCTATTAATATCTTCACACATATCTTTTGTAAACTTTAGCTCCATGGTATAGCTTTCGTTCTTTGGAGTTATTACTGTTGATTCATCGGAAACAAAGTTATTTGCTACAGATTCAAGAAACTCTTTTGTACTACTATTGCTATTATTTAGCTTTGCTATTACACGGTTTCGCCTATTACTCAAACTATCGTTTTTAGGCGTTATGCCAACAAACTCTTCCCATTTATCTAATGCATAAGTTGCTGATTGAATATTATCTTGTTTTAATAGTTCAATTAACAATAATCTAATGCGTTCATGCTCTCTACTATCCGCATCACTCATTGCTTTAAACTCTAAATCTTTTGCAATAAAAAGAGGCAGATACGTAAGTATATCTACCTCTTTCCATCTAATAAAATCACTCATGCACGATCACCTCTTTAATTGTTGGTAATTGTTCATTTGTAATATCAATATTAGTAATCCCTTTATTAACTTTTAAATCACGATAGTCTAATATCCCTGTTTCTTTATTAGCTAAAATAGCTTTACCAATATTAGCATAAGATACATATGTGCCATTAAAAATTTGCTTTTTAAACTCCTCATTTAATACCTTTTTAACAGCCTCTATATCTGCTTTACCCTTTGTCACTATTAGTTCAATATTAATATCAAATATTGTTGGTGTTACTACAGTAACAGTTGCCCCAATTGGTGCGTTTTCAGCAATTACAGCCCTAACTTTTTCAATTAATTCTGTACTAGCACTTTCACGTTCATTATTGATAATAATAACCTTAACTGTTCCCGGACCATTCCATAATGGAATTACTTTAACTAAAAAGACACCATTAACTAATCGAGCCCACTGTTCATAATGATATACATTGCCACTGGTTGCAGGTTTTCTAACTTTTAATAGGAGCCTATCTAAAAGTTCTGCATCAGTTTCCTCATCATATCCATCATAAGCAGCCGCTTCATTAGTAACTGTATTTACACCATATATCCCCCCAACTATTTCTGTGATTGTATTTGCCCCTACATTCAAAGATTTTCCAAGTTGTTCAGATAATGCCAATACTTTAGCACTCCCAGTATCACCTAGATTGACCTCTTTAGCAGTTCTAAATGTTTCATCATTGTCTGTACTAAATAAACTTCCTTTAGGTATAACTGTATTAGCTGTGCCCGTTATAGTTAATATTACATTAGCTTGTGTTGCGGTCTTTCTAAATACCCCATGAGCTTCCGCATGACGTGTTAAATATTCTCCCCATGCAGTTTGTGGAAATGCCGCATCAAGTATCAACTGCATTTCTGCATAAGATTTTTCAAACTCAACTGCATTTGAGCTTAATGTATCAAATACAAATGTCCCCTCATGTGTACTCAATCCCTCTTTATCTATTTTTTTGAAATCTGCTAGTAGCCGGCCTAGCACATCTTGCTTACTTTGTGGTTCTAGCATTATACTTCAACTCCTATCGTATTTGGGCCATAAATTGTTTGTAACTCTATTTGTAGTGTAATTATTTTATGTTCTTGAATTACATTTACAGCATCTACATTTATAATGTATGGATTAACTAATAACGCATCCTTTACATATTCAAATAGATCATATTGGCTAGGCGTATCATTAGGCTTTTTCCCAATGAATTGTTCAAACTCAATACCATAATCATCATAATATGCTCTATAACGGTAGCGCTCTACTCTTAATGTTTTCCATACCCATACTTTTATTGCATCATTCCCAGTCACATATTTATGATTTCCATTTCTATCATATTGATAGGTATCTCGTTGAAAGTCCCAAGCTAGCTCTTTGCATAGTGGCAGATTTTTATTTACGTCAATGCTACTTGGTGTATTCCCTTTCATAAATGGATTACTCATTGCCGTCTAACCTCCTACATTTTCCGTATACAAAGTACTGCTCTGCTGTACTTTCATCATCACCTACTATCGGAATTAACATTACTTTATCGCCTATATGCCATGTATCAGTCATAATTCTGGTCTTTGTGTAATCATTATGAATTTCATGTGTATGGCTAGAAAACTCTGCATATCCCCCACCACCTGCTCTTGGTTGTGTTTCTGAAATGATATGTCCTTTAGATTCTCTATAATGCCCTTGTAACCAATATTCATCAACCCATAAAAAATTACTGTTTAATTCCATTCCATTGAACGATACAACTAGATTGGGAGGTGGTGATACTATCGTACCAATTCCTGGCATTGCTTGCTTGCCTGCGTTTCCGCCCACATTGCTCATGATGCCTAATATTCCTGTGTAAGGATCATTATTTTTCTTCGGCACTTTCACCCTCTCCTTCCTCTGGTTCTCTAATGTACTCTAAATTCAACTCCATTGTATGTGTATTATTCTCAAATGTATGAGTATCAGATTTAATGAAGAATACTCCTTTTAGTTGTTCTTCTTCAATTACTACAGAATACCCAGATATGCACTGCATATTACCTATTGCAGAAATACTTGATTCCATTTTAATTCCTTTGATTTTTGCTTTGGCTTTTGCCACATTATCAACAGGAAACTTTGGTTTCTTAGGTGTACTTATAGTACTGGACTTTTTCTTTTTAGTAGCTTTCTTTTCCTTTGGTTCTGGCTGATTTTTGTAAATATCTTGGAATATACCATACTTTTTAATTAATTCATCTTCATTATCTATCCGAATTACATTCCCTGCTGCATCAACAGTTTTTACTCGGTTTACCATTTCTTCAATGGACTCTGAATGTGATGAGTTTATTACATCGTATGTATCCCTAGCTATATACTCCTCAATGATTGTTCCTTTTTCTACTAAATTGATTCCGTCCGCTAGTAATATGGCTGTGTAATCTTTTTGAATATCTGCCTTTGTTTTTTCAAATAGCATTTGAAAGACTTCTGTACATGTTTTCTTATCTGCTACAAAATTTACTACTGTAGATATTTCTGGCAAAGTTCCAACAGGCACTTCAACCTCTGCACATACACGCTTGAAAGCATCAACTACATTTGTGGCATTAAACACTAAACTTACTTTAGACTTTGCAAGGTATATCATCCCATCATAGCAAGTTATATCATATGTATTGTCATTTGTATTTCTTTTCCTAAAGAAAACACGTCCAGTAAATATCTTTGCATTATCTACTGTCACTTCAATACGATCACCTAAATCAATTAGATAATTTGGAAATGATATATCTTTAGGGTTATAGGCATATGAAAACTCTAACTTTCTAGCAGCTTCTTCTCTATCACCGCTCCATGTGAACTTAGAAATAAGATGTGTGATATCTACTCTTTCATCCTTTTCATTAATATGTTCTATTAGTGTAATCATAGTGGCCACTCCTTACCATTCATTTTTAATGACCGCTTAGATACTTGTAAAACTGCACCAATTGGACTTTTACCAGCTTTAACCATCATCTTATACATGTTTAATGCCTTTTTGCCTTGTTCAGCTATTGGCATTATTTTTGATACTGCCTTATTAGCTGTATCCATAAAATGTTCTTGTGGATATGCTGTTATTGCTTGCTCTTCTGGAGCTTCTGCGATTCTACTATGTAAGCCTGTAGTATCATTTTTTATCTCTGATGTTGGTTTTATGTATCTATATTCCTTGAGTGTCATCTCATAATACACATCACTTGTACCATCATGCTCATCATGATTAAATGACTCAATTGTACAGTACATAGAAATCGATGTATTTGAAATTGAAATCTTACATGGCTTACCACTTGTAGCAAATCCATCAATTTTTCTTACTAGATTATAAGGATTCGTTTCATTTGTTTCTGACCATTCATATTTTTGTGCAGGGAAAAAGCCTTCAAATGATAATGTCTGAAGGCCTCTTTTCCCTAACATATTAATTTCACCAATAGCATTAATATTTAAAGTACTATTGTTATATGTTCGCCCCACCTTAAATGAAGCTGGTGTTACTGGCAGTATAATATTTTGCCCTGCACAGGATAATGTAAATTTACATCCCTGTGGTATGCCTTTACCTCCAAAGAAGCTCATAATTGCATCAAAAAATGACATTATACTGCTCCCTCCATTCTATTAATAGAACGTTTTTGTAATTGGTAATGAATTTGTTCTGCAATTTCGAATGTTAATTCTTCTACAGATTTTCCATCATTACGAACATTAAGATTAGCTATATTTACATTAATGCTATTACCAGATGAACTACGTTTCCCTTGATTATATGCAGAATTTAATGATTGTGCATGAGGTATTACTTGTGCGCCACTTGGTAGATTTACTATTTCAGCCCCACGATCATGAATCATGGCAGGTCCACCTTTCCAGTTATCAGTACCAGAATATAGTAAAGGGATATTTAATGGTCCAAAGTGTGAACCACCAACACCCGGTACCCAGTCTGGAATGTCTACTGAAATGCCATTGACCGCCGAAATCAAACTATTAATTGATGCTTTAATACCTGCAATAACTCCATCAAATATACTTTGAATTGGCATTACAATCCCCTCAAAGATTTGAACGATACCATTCCATGCCATACTCCAATTCCCTGTAAATACGCCTACAAGAAAGTCTGTAATACCACTTAATACAGTTGTAATTCCATTTACAACACCTTCAACTACAGTTAATGCAAATGTTAGTATCCCTGTAATTCCTGCAATAGCTACATTAAACCCTACTACTAATGCCCCTAATGCTACTGCAAGCGGTCCACCAATCAATACTTTAGCTACCTTACTTACAACAGTAAAAATAATATTGAGAAAAGGTGACATTAGTTGATAAATCCTACCAAATGATGTAGCCACTTGACTAATTAGTTTTCCAAAAGCATCAGCTACTTTCGATACTATTGGCTGTAAAGCCGTAACAATTCGGCTAACTGCACCTTTTATGATGCCCACAAAGCCTATAAAGGATTGTCCTATACCTTCTAATACTGGTTTTACCTTATCAAAGTTTTTATAAATTGCTAGACCTAATAAAGCAATTACACCTATCGCAATCCCTACAGGTCCAGTAAGAACTAATGGTATTAATCTACCTATAATTGGTAATACCCTCATAGCTACGCTACCAATACTACTAAATGCTCTTGCAATCCCTTTTACTGATACTTCTAACAGCTTATTATTAATGCTTTGCCCTCTTAATACTTTCCCAATATTTGCATATGTCCGCATCAAAGAGCCAATACCACTTGTAATAGGCCCTAGTATTTTTGTAAAAGCAGTAAACCCTACAATGCTTATACCAACATCAATTGCTGTATTTTTAATTGCTGGACTTAAATCAGTAAAGTATTTTGCTAAATTGCCGATTGTGTCAGCCACCTTTTGTACGCTAGGCTGCAATACATCTGCAAAGCTTATGGCTAATGCCTCTACTTTACTTTCTAAATCCTTGAATGACCCTAGCAGTGTTTTCTTCATAATATCTGCTTGTGCTTTAGATGAACCTGTTGCAGAATCCATTGAACTACGCATATCATCGTATGCTTCTTTTGTAGTATTCAATACGGCAAGTAATGCAGATGTGGATTCTGTGCCCGCAATGTCACCTGCTAATTTAAATTTTTCAGCTTCAGTTAGTCCTTGCATTTTAGTTCGTAATTGATCATACACTTTACCAAGACCAATAAATTTGCCCTGTGAATCTGTAGTAACAATTCCTAACTTTTGTAATGCATCTGCCGCTTC